AATAAAACCACAAAAGCCTTTGAAGCCTATGCATTCACTAAGGTAGGGGTTGGCGTAAGTGGGAACTTTTATAAAGTAACTGCCAGTAATCCGGTGGAATATCTATCCCTAAACTTACAAGTAGGGTTTCCTACGACAAGCACACCCGTAGTCCCTGACGATAATAAACTGGATATATTGCTTGGAGTAGCTCTGTATAATGTATTGGGCTTTAGTCCGCAATTCAGTTTAAATTTTATGCCGGGATTATGGAACTCCAATTATTTTCCACTTGGACTTGGCATTAATTTAAAATATAACTTCTAATCAGGAGGACAGATAGTGAGCCTTTGGGAAATGTGGGACCTTGTAAACTACGTAACAAACAAGGATTTTTCCGGAAATGTCATAACACCCGACAGGTTTGCATCGCTTATCAAGGTGGTGCATCTTGACTGGTTCAGGAATAAATATGGGCTTCCCGAGGAATACCAACCCGGGAGACCCATACCCAAAGAGTATGCAGAGATAACCCTGAAGAACATGGATGACCTCAAGGCATTCAAGGTCTATCTGACAAATGTGCCGGTAGTCAATGGAAAGATACCCTATCCTACAGACTACTGTCATCGCGGAGAGATAATAAATAACTTCACCATAAACATAAATAAGATACCCACAGTATTACCTAAGGGATTGGAGGTACTCACAGAGTCGCAGTTGGCAAGCAGGCAGGGGAACTACACCAAGCGTCCCGTGACAAGAATGCCAGTTGCCGTTCTTCGGTCAGATGGGATCTATATCTTTCCAAATACGGTATCTGATGTAGTGCCGTATCCCATAACACAGGTGGATATGGCTTACTTCAGGTATCCCAAAGACCCTGTATTCAAATATATCGTAGGCGATGGTTATATCACTTACGATGCCGTGAACTCAGTAGAATGCGAAGCTCCGGCTGATGAACACATAGTATTAGTCCGGATGTTGCTGAGTTACTGTGGGGTCAACTTGAGAGAACAGGAAATAGTTCAGTATGCAGAAACTAAATTAAAGGAGGGCTAAAAATGCCATATAAATCAGAAGCTCAGAGAAAAAAATTTCATGTCCTTGAAAGTCAAGGCAGGATTTCACATAAGACGGTCAGGGAATTTGACCGGGCAAGCAAAGGGAAAAAGTTACCCGAGAGAGTACATAAAAGAAAGAGATAAAATAATTATTTAACCATCTGATTATGAAGGTGATAGAGATAGTAGACCTGGTTCAGGACTTCTTTGCAAATGACATTGTAGGGGATCAGAAGGCCGTTTATCATCCCGGGGTCATCATTGGTCATCTGCGAAACGTATTCCGCCAGATAATCTATGAGACATGGGAGAGGGGGAAGAGGGAGAGTGACTTCAGCCAGCTTGATGCATGGAGCCGAACATATACCATTGATGTTCTTAATCAGTCAGGGACATCGGCTTATGCATTCCTGCCTTTTACTCCGGTACAATTACCCGATGACAATGGTATAAGACAGGTGTGTAATAATGCGGATAACACCAATGTCTTTGCACCGATAGAGTCAGGAGCCAATGTGGTGTTTGCAGAGCTCGAAGTGGATACTATGGATGATACTCCTACTTACAGGCTTGAACAGAGTAATCTATTCACAGGGGATGGCGAGCCGAGCCATATACTCAAATTTGACAAGCTACCAGTGGCTCCGGATGAAATAACGTCTGTGGACGTACTTATGATTGTACCCATGGAACAGATGGGAGACTACGATGAGGTGGCTATGCCGTCTGGAATGGAAGATAATATCGTCCAGAGAGTGATTGACATTATGATGCATAAGCCAAAGCCTGATCCGACTATTGATTCAGAACCCACAACGTAAAATGAAAAGATCGGGTATATATAAAATTCAAAGCATTATGCATCCTGAACGGATTTATATTGGGAGTGCTATTGATTTAAAAACAAGAAAGGCTACGCATTTTTGTAATTTAAAAAAGGGAGTTCATTGTTCTAAAAAACTTCAAAGACATTATAATAAATACGGAAGAAATGACTTGATTTTTTCTATTATCGAGCCATGCTTTCCAGTTGGATTACTCGCTAGGGAACAATATTATCTTGATAGATTAAATCCTTATTTTAATACCTGTAAAATTGCAGGCAATACCTTGGGCAGTAAACTTTCAGAGGAAACTAAAATAAAAATCAGCCAAGCACTTAAAGGTAAAAAACAATCGCCAAGATCCGCAGAAGCCAGAAAAAACATTTCTGATTCCTTAAAAGGACGAATATTTTCTGAAGAGCATAAACGTAAAATAGGCCTTGCGTCTAAGGGGAATAAATATCTATTAGGCCATAGACATTCAGAAGAAACTAAATTGAAAATTAGTTTAACAAAGAGATTAAGATATGCCCGAGAACATCCATTTCCAAAAGAAAAAATAATAAAAGAACATATAAAAAGAGACATTACTGGCGCAAATAATCCCATGTATGGCAGAAAACACTCTGCGGAATCAAAATTGAAAAACAGATTATCACATCTTGGAAAAAGGGCAAATTCTGAAACAAAAAAGAAATTAAGCCTTGTGCATAAAGGGAAGCCGTTTTCTGATGAACATAAAAGAAAATTAAGTATTGCTCAGAAACAGAGCATTATGAGAAAAAAAGAAATAAATAATCAAATTAAAAAAATAGCATAATGTCAAATGCATTACCCAACACCGAAGGATTTGTGACAATTCGTTACGTAATTATGTCCATATTAAATAGGTTATCTAATTACTCGATGAAAGATTATAAACGATTGACACAGATAGCGTTAGAGGGGTTTACTGAATTAAATATGTATAACATGGATGCGGGATTACAGGTCGTATATTTGCACATGTCACTTGCCAAAACAGTTCCTCTGCCTGCAGATTTTATAGATTATGTCCGCATTGGCATTCCGATTAACGGCAAGCTACGGGTGATAACAAGGCATGATAATCTATTGCTACCTCGGACGTACGATGACACCGGACTTGAAGTGGGCAATGCGGACAATGACCATTTTCATGGTATTCCGGATGCCATATTTTTCAGTTCACACTTTAGAAATGGGCAGTACGTGGGCGGATTATTTGGCTTACCAGGAGGTATTGATAGTTCATATTACCGCATAGACAGGGAGAGGAGACAGATAGTGTTCTCGGGTCATATACCGCGAACAGGTATAGTTTTAGAGTATCTGAGTTCAGGCGTAAAACTTGATGGTAGTTCATTAGTGCCAAGGGAAGCCGTTCCTGCACTCAGGACGTATGTGGAGTGGCAGATGATCTCGGGTGATATGCTTGGGTTCCTTACCGGCAGGACTGCGGTTAAGATGGCTTATTCGGAGATTGAGAGACGGAAGAAAGATCACGAAGAGGCAGTGGCAGAACTAAGGGCATTTCAGAACAGTTTCACAGCCGATGAACTGAAAAGAGCTCTTTGGGGCAGTTACAGACAGTCGCCAAAACGTTAATATATGGCAACTCTTAGAGATATAAAGAAATTATTTTTAGGTCTAAACAGTGATCAAGACCCTCAGTTCCTTCAGGAGGGGGAGTTTACCTTTGCCAAAAATGTGCGCACCGCAAGTAGCAGTGAACAACATGGGGCAGGGGTTCTTGAGACGCTACAGGGAGAAGTCCCTGTTTTGTTAAATGTAAGCGCAGAGATAACATATTACGGTGCAGCTATCGGTGGCGCATTCCTATACGAGGGCTGGGAAGAAGTGACGATTGGATCTCAGACGTGGATGAAGAGGAACTGGGATAACGCTTATCCCGGGAGCAGAGTCTATAATGACGATGAAGACAACAGGGCTATATACGGAGGTCTTTACTCATGGAATCAGATCATGTCAGTGGATTTCTGTCCGGAGGGATGGCATGTGCCTACAGAGGCGGAGATTAACATTCTATTGACATTCCTTGGAGGACAGATGATAGCCGGAGGACATCTGAAAGAGGTAGGCGATGACCACTGGAATGATCCTAATACAGGAGCCGATGACAACTATGGCTTCAGGGCATTGCCGGGAGGGATATATGATACAATATATGAACTACTTGGAGCAAATGGATTATTTTGGCTAAAAGATGAAAACACTTTTAATAATTGGTACCTGCCATCAAAAGATGAATTAGCTCTTATGTATTCCGTCCTTTATCTGAATGGGCTTGGAAACTTTTCACAAAACACATATTGGACTTCTTCGGAATCTGTAGCCATCTCAGCATGGTATCAGAATTTCGGTTCGGGAGCCCAGAGTGTACAGACCAAGAGTTATCAGTTTTATGTAAGGGCAATACATTCATTCACCTCAATATTCAGTTATGACTTACAGGATGTTGGACCAGCAGGAGGATATATATTCTATAAAAATGGCAACCAGTATCTTGAATGCGCACCATCAGACCAGTCAGTATCATCTGCATGGAGCAATATAACAAATGTCGCAATAGGAACAACAGGGACAGCCGTAGGTACCGGATCGGCAAATACGACAGCGATAATAGGGCAAGCAGGGGAGACATCAAGTGCGGCACGGATTTGTGTTAATTTGATAATATGAGCAATTCAGCTAAGATATTATCTCTTGGATATAACACCGCACAGGCAACGATAGATTTTGCCCCAAAGAATGACTGTCTGTCTGTACGGCTTCTTAAAGATATTGGTACCGTCAACCCATTACAGCCATCTTATATAACCAATGTCCTTCTGTGCGGTAACTGTGTTGATCCCCTTACACGGTGCATATATGTCTTTTATATTGATACTTATTTCGGCTCTGCCTGGATCATTGAGATAAATGTTGATAACAGGGTGCAGTCGGTAGTCTATTACGACAAGTATAATAACATAGGCTTTGACCCGAATCATAAGATTTACAATCCGAAGGTGGTATTTGGGAGGCTTGTATGGACGGATAATGTGAACCCCATATACCAGATGGATATTAAGAGGGCAAAGAACTCGTTTACATATAAGATAGGCTATGGCGCTTTCCCGAATACTACGGAATGGAATGCGACAAGTAGTTATAGCCTTGGACAGATTGTGTCCAATGGCAATTACTTCTATAAGAGCCTTGTTTATAATAATGTAGGATATGAACCACGGACGGATGACGGGACGCATTGGGGCATACCGCCACTCTGCATGATAGAAGACGCTTATTATTCGATGAATATTGAGAATTTCTACTTTGAAGCCATGCCTCCCAAGCATCCTCCGGTAGTGCAGTATTTCTCAGATAACAACCGACAGGTGAATAACCTCAGGCAGACGCTCTTTCAGATAGCCTACAGGTATGTCTATATGGATTGGAGAAGAAGCACGTTCTCTCCTGCGAGCATACTTGCCATGCCTAATGGCGAGGAAGAGGTGGCTACAGGGCTTGCCAATGAGATGACATCGCTTAATAATGCCTTGGAGATAACGCTTAATACAGGAGGCGAGGAGGTGAGGCAGATAGAGGTGGTGGTACGGAGCAGTAGCGATCCCTCCAAATGGTTTCTTATTGACACCATTGATAAGTTCAGCGAACAGGAGAATGCTGGTGCCATATCTCAGAATATCATAGCTCCGGTATTGACAATCAGCTTCTCATTCCCACAGCCGGATATGGAGAATGGCACAATAGTCAACCCGGGAGATACGGGATTCGCATTCAGCTTCCCATCAATAGGAGTGACAAATGCCTATATATCTGCAAGTGTCAATTCTATGCAGTGGCCGGATAGTTCTTATAGCGGGACAGAGACGGTATTGACGATAGTAGGAGGCACGACAGAGGGAACGCTTGTGTCATTCCCATCATGGATAACAATATCCAATGTGCCTTACCATGGATCAATGAAGGCAGGGGATACGATATACAACGCACAGACGCTTATGATTACTCCCGCATCGGCAAATACAGGGGTTTTAAGAAGCGGGACGGTTGTCTTGAAGGATTCGTTGGGGGATACCATTTATATAGCAGTATCTCAGTTAGCACCGGTCATACCACCCACCCTTGTCATAGAGGCAGGAAGTCCTGACTTGATTTCCGTTTCCAATACTTCGGGAGTAGCCACGATGGGATCAGCGAGCATAACGGTTACATTCACTCCTGATGATGTTCTTTACGGTCCAAAGGTAGTATTCAGCACGCCCTATTATATATATGCCAATGGAGTAGCATCAGGGACGGGAACGCTTTCAGACTTATTAAATCAGTATTCAAATAGCAGGACGGTAACGATGTCACGGCAAGTTGCCTCCGGAGATTATATCATAGTTTATGTAGGACCTTTAGTTTAAAAAATAATATTATGGCAAATCTAAGTTGTATTCCGAAATACGTAAAGAAAGAGATCACCGATGGGTGGACGGGTGAAGTATGGTATCTCATGCTCCTTAATAACTCATTCACCCCTAATCCGGCAACACAACATTATGTCTCGGATGTGGTGGCTTATGAGATCACCGATAGCGGTACTCCGGGCGCTTATAAGGCAGGAGGGATATTGATGAACGGTCTGTCATCCAATGCCGATGGCAATAACTATTTTCTCGATGCGCAAGATGTCTCGATAGGCCCCAATTCGAGCATTGACTATCGCTATGGGGCTTTTTATACGACTACAGGAGGCACAGGACAGTCAACATATAAGCTACGGGCAATCATTGACTTCCTTACAGACCAGGTAGTGAATAACGGCACAAGCCTCATTCAGTGGAATGCCCTTGGGATAATCTATTTAACTTAATATGATATATCCAAACAACACGGACATTATTCGTACCTTCTATAACGACAAGGTATCGGCAGTCATGGATGTGAACATCATGGCTGAACCCTTTACCTATATACCTATTAAGGCAGGTCGTATGGAGGTAGTGGGAGGCAATGCCCTTGTGTTTGGACAGATAACTGAAGGAGAGGATGTCATACAGCCCAATATAACATCTGCAATAACATATCAGGATGTATCTGCGGCAGGGGGACAGACTAATCTTCCCATAATACCTTTCATGGATCATACTGATTATTGGTCAAATCCATCATCAAATACGACAGAGAGAACCGTCTATGGACTCTTAATACTTACACTGCCTGATTATCCCATAGCAAATGATTGGTATTATGTGACGATAGCATGTCCATCCAAAGGAATCACAAGCAGGACAGCATCGTATGAAGTCAAGGCGGGGGATGTGGGGTTGGATTTAAAGAATGGACTCATAGCCAGTATGACAACAAATGGCTTTGTCTTACAAACAACGGCAGTGCCAAATCAGATTTTGATGTACCCGGAAAACGCACAATACGGATGTGAACCGAAATGGGTGGCAGGAGATGTCAATACGGTCTATTCGGGATTTACTTACAGTGCCTATTATTTACGCTATGGCTTTGCAAATAAATATCCCGACCTTAAATGCGGATCATCGCATAGCTTCGGGATAGTATATAAAGATCGGTCAGGGAGACAGTGTTCAGTGATGCCTTTTGATGCGGTCTATATACCATTTTATACTGAGCCTAATGGAGCAAGCATCCTTCTCAGTTCTATTGTCAATCTCACATTCAGTATAAGCCATCAGCCTCCTTCATGGGCAAAGACATACGAGATAGTCTATTTTGGCAATAACTCAATGGATTATTTCATGCAGATAAGGGAGAGCGGAGTGTGGCATCTTAATTATGGTGTGGATAGGTATTCTCTTGATGTCAATGATACTTTTGCATGGACGTATCTTCAAAATAACAGATGGCAGACAGGTGCTTATGTATGGCAGTTAGGGGACAGGATAAGGCTTATTGGCACGATAAATGCAGGTACAGGTGTAATTACGAAATATTCCATCCTTTATGATTATGAAGTGGAGGGTACAAGCACGGAAGACGGCAGTGTCACAACCGGTGATTATCTTATCTTTCAGGCAAAGAGCCATCCGCACGATCTCGACCTCGGGACAACGGCAATAACTAATCTTACGGGTGACTTATCAGGAACGGTAGTTCATACAACACCCAATGATCCTGCCACCCCTACTGCAAGGGTTGATACGCTAACACTTACAGGAACAACTGGAACGGCAACGATATGCTGTGGGACGTATGAGGCAACGGTTACATGGGATGCATCAGGATTGGCGCAGACAGCAAAGAACTTCGCCACCACTGCCGGGAACATATCGGCATTATCAGCACTTGGCATCGACCTTACTTATTCGGGCAATTCGATTATCTTTACTGCACATGTAGCGGGAGTGGATTTCCCTTCACCCATGAACGTAATCGTAGAACTCTATCGTCCAAAGAAAGGATTAGGACAGGTGATAGCTTATGGTTGCGGTATGGTATTTGATATAGCCACAGACAGTAATGGCAACTTATATCATACAGGAAATGTAAATCAGGTATTCAATGCTGCGGGGGTATTAGTAACGCCCGCACAAGTCTATAATACTGCCAATGACTGCTGGAAGTTCTCACGTCTTAACTATAGTTTTGCAGGAGGTGTTAATACGGGCAGTGTTCAGCCATTCTGGGCAGAAAGCATATTCCCGAGTGACTGGTGGGTAGGTCAGGTCATTGACAACAAACTGACATCATGCGGGTTCCCCTTCATATATGACCTCACATTAAAACAGGTTCAGTTGGATGAGAGGATTCGTAACGGAGGATTCCTATTAACCGGCACCACAACTAATAATATTGCCCATTTTGTTGATGTGGATTTCCGTGACCTTCCGGAAAAAGACGGGATAATAACAGGATTGAGAGAGGTAGGATATGTCTTAAAAGTCATTCAGGAGCACAAGGAGACGAGCATCTATGTAAACAGGGTACAGACCTTTAATCCCGATGGAACGTCTCAATTTACGCTTACAGATGCGTTTTTAGGGGTGATGCGTCCCATGGATGATAACTATGGCTGTCAGCATCCCGATAGCATAGTAGCCAATAACCGCAACTTATATTACTATGACTGCAATGAAGGAATGCTTATACGGTCAGATCCCAATGGTCAGAAAGTATTATCAGGACCGGAATACAGGATGTCGAGGTGGTTCAAAGACCTCCTTATATGGATAAGATCATCGGGAGGGGCAAGCATTCTTCAGGTGCGCATAGGGATAAACAATGAGCATGAAGAGGTATGGATCACATTCAATATGAATGGGAATGTCAAGGGGATAATATTCAGCGAAGCCACGGGCAGGTTTGTCTCCGAGATAGATCAAATAACGGAAAGCTATGTTCATTTAGGAAATTTCTTCGCACATTTATATCATCAGACATTATGGGTTATGAATAGTGACGAAGGACAGGATTACTTATCATGGTCAGGCATACCGACAGATGCCGAACTGGAAGTGGTATCTAATATAGAACCGCAGAAGAATAAGGTATTTAACGCAGTAGGATTATTTACGGATCATCTATTGGAGAGCCTTGATGAATATGTCTATATACCTCAACAGGTGGCAGAGAGCCATCAGCTCATGCAGACAAATATACCTGTCTTTGAGCAGAGGGAGGGAGTTTATTTCGGACAGATAATGAAAGACATTAACACCCCGGGAGTCTTCTCAAGTGTCTTTGATGCCAAGTTAAACGGTAGGGACATGAGAGGAAGGTATTGTTATCTCAAGTTCCATACCGAGGAACATACGGATAAGGTAAGGATTGATTCGGTAGTCATCTTTTCAACACCATCAGAAAGAAATGTTTAAAATATAAAGCCATGAATCCATTAGCATTAATATTAACACTAATCCCCTCTTTAGCCAAGACTATTATGGGAGCAGGTATGATAGGACAAGGTAATGAGATTGCCCGGAATACACCGCAACCATCCAATGCCATCTCTCCCGCATATCAGACGGCAGCAGCTACGGCACAGGGTCAGATGAACGCACCACAGGCACCTGGAAGCCAAATCTCACGTAATCAGATAGGAGGAGCAACGGCAGCGGGGTTACAGGCTGCATCACAGATGAGTTCTGGTTCGGAAGGGCTTGGAGTAATAAGCAGGGCTATTGCATCAGGACAGCAGGAACAAGCCAAACTCGCACAAAACGATTTAAGTTATAATGCGGAAGGGGCAAACAGGTACTTCAGCGCAGAGAATACGCTTGGTCAGGCGCAGGACAGGCAACAGGACTGGCAGAAGAATATGTATCTCATGGCAAGGGATCAGGCACAAAAGTTAAGCGCATCGGGACAGCAGAATATGTTCAGTGGAGTATCAGGGGCAGGGGCAGCAGCCGCAGCTCCCGATTTTTACTCGGCACTTGCCAAAGGAGGAGTATATGGAGGAGGCAAGGGGAATTTCACCATGAATGATGTGATGGGATGGCTCCAAACATTAATGGGCAAGTCAGGGCAGGGAGGCGGAAACGGGATTGGAATTGGAAGTGGGAGTGGAATATCTTCACCAACAGGATATAGTTTTCAATCATACGAAGGTGGCATAAATAAATAATATCATGGCAGCACAATCAGGATTATTTCAGGGAGCGCCCGTCTTAAAAGACGAGTTCAATCCTGTAGAGTTTGTTCAGGGACTCAAAGATAAACAGTTCGCTGTCCAGAAGGCTCTCTATGAACAAAAAGAGGCGGGTAATAAAGAATACCTGTCTAACCTCGTAACCAATTTAAAGGGATGGGAGGATCAGAAAGGGTTTCAGGAGCTTCAGGAAAGGAATAACACCGCCTATAAAGTTGCTATGGAGGCTATGAAGAAAGGAATGAACCTGAGCAATCCAAAGAACGATGCCGAAGTGACACTATTCAAATACCTCAATGACTACCATGCTCAGACAAAAAATCTGGCTGATCAATGGGAAGTACAAAAAGGAGTATATGACAAGATTCAGCAATTACACGAACAGGAAGATGCGTTACCGCCAAGTGAAAGGAAAGTGAATTGGGATGAGACACAGAAGAAACTTGCAGAGGCTCTCGAGGGTCATAGCATTGAGGATAGGAAAAATCTATTACAGAATGCGATAGTATATAATCCAATTCCTGCAGATTATAATAAGATTATTGAGCAGAATAAAGATAGGATTACACCGCCTCCAAGAAAGCAAGTAGAAACGATTAATCCAAAAACGGGAGATAAAGAATATACAATGACATCAGGGGAAGTGACTCCCGATATAGTGGAAAAGAATAAAAAGGAGTTCAGGAATATATATAGGACGATGACTCCTGCGCAGAAAGAAGGTATAAAGGTAATAAGGCAAAGTGATCCCGATGACCAGCCGGATACTGATGGAATTAAGATGACTGATGATGAATACCTTTATTCTTTATATAATCCAAAATACAAACAGGAATACATTCAGAAGCCGTCAAGCAAGGGAGGAATATCAATAAACGTGGGGGGAAGTAATTTAAAACTCGATGCTCCCGGCCAGAAATCAGATAAACCCATTGTTTATGGAGGCAAGACTTATAATGAGCATTATGACTTCAATCCTAAATCAACCATTAATGTCAATCTTCAAGATATGGGGATAACCAAGGGTGTAATAGGAGATCAAGAGAGGGATGTCTATAATGGCAATAACACTCCTTGTGAACTCATTAATTATCTCCCAAATGAGAAGGCATTTGTATTTAGGGCAAAGAGTCCAGCATTGGGATCAGAAATTATGGACAAAGAAACATTTATTATCCCGCAAGACAAACTTGCTGACAAGGGTATTGAAAATGTCCCGATAATAGGTGATGATGGCAAGCAGACGACATTGGAAACTATTATGGGGAAAGAAACAAAAACAGTTAAAAGCGGAATAAAATGGCAGTAACAAGCGACAATACTAATCTTCAGAAGTATTACGACTATCTGAAGTCAGCAAAGGCTGATGTGCCGGATAACTTTGAATCGTTTCAAAAGACATTATCTGATGAGGGGAATGCTCATAAGTATTACGACTATCTCAAGGCGAATAAATTTGATACTCCCGATACCTATGAGAGCTTCTCCCATACTCTCGGATTAAAAAAAAAAGATGCTACCGATTATGGCTTGCCTACATCAGAAGCCTTTTCAAAGGTTTTATCAAAAGTTAGTGGCACTATTCCGGAAGATCAGATAGGTCGGAATCCTCATAAAGACAATAACGCAAAGACATTAGGGCTTGATTTACCCGAGGGTATGGCACCCAAGGGAGAGCCGTCATTAAAGGATATTGAAAACAAACAATATAAGGGAGAGGATATGCCCGTATCCACTACGGGTATAAATATACCGCAGGAAGATAAGATACCAGTCACTCATCCACAACCGGAAGAATCTTATATAGGAGCCGTCTCAAAAGGCGTTTATAAGGGTGTTGCAAACCTTGTAAGGGACATAGGCTATCTGGCAGTTGATTATCCGAAAGAATTAAAGGTTGAGAGCCTTGAATTGGGAGTCAAGGCACAAGCAGCGATAACGGGCGATACTACCTTAAAGAAATACTCAAGGGCAGTTGCAGAATCTATTGATAATGGTTTATATGGAGGCAATACTGCAAGCCTGATGAAAGAGGGATATGAAAGGACTGCCGACTTCTTGGATAAGACATTAGCCGAAAAGACAGGAGAGACACCGCATGATGAGTTTGGGAAGTCATTGGAAGCCACGGGTGAGTTCCTTCCGGATTTATTCTCCATGAGTCTCTTCCCTGAGGCAAAAGCTCCTTTATTGGTTAAATACGGATTGGAGAATATGCTTAAATTCCCTGCATACCTTGGATTAAAAAGTTATGCGGAAGGGATGAAAGAAGGTAAGCCTGTAAAAGAGATTGTCGGTCAGAGTGGGGCACAAGTAGAGCAAGGATTATTATTTAATAGTCTTGGCATATTATCCGGTGAGGCAGGACAACTTGCAAAGGACATGGGTGCCGGAGTATGGACAACACATGGAGTAAAGCTATTGGCAAACTCACTTGGCTTTGGGGGATTGGAAAAGGCACAAGGAGGCAGTTTTGCCCAAGGGATGATGCAGGGATTTACTTTTGGGATGCTCGATACGCCAGAAGCCGTCAAGGATGTTCTCACAAAAAGGGCTATGCTCAGTTATATGACCGCCACGGATAATAATATCCGGCTGGTCAACTCAATGAATATTGACCCTGTGAAGGCAAGAGAAGAGTCCATGAAGCTGTTTATGGATATTCAGAATGAGAAAGACCCTGATAAAAAATCACAGCTCATAGCACAAAAGAATGTGGTGGACAACGCCATTAACATAAATTTTGTCACTCAGTCTGTTTTAAGAAACCCCGATGCCTTCTTAAAGAGCATAAACGACAGTCCTGTATTATCTGCAAGAGAAAAGAAGATATGGACTGATAAATTCCGCACTACAATCAAGGAAAACGACCCCAGGCGAAAGGAGGCAGCTCCGGTGGTGGAGAACATTGACCGTATGCAAAACGAGCTTAATGACGCTAAAAACGATGAATCCTTAAATCCTACGGAGAAAGAAGCTAAGGTGGCAGGATTGGAGAATAAGATCAATGAGGAGAAAAAGAATGCAGAGAAGATATTCTCAAAGTCTGTGGATGACTATAATGAGCTGAAACCTGAAAATAAAGAGAGGGATTTGAATAAGATTGCCGAGGACGCAGAGAAAGAGGCTCAAAAGGCAAAAGAAGCAAAGGAAGCCGAGGAGAAAGCCAAGGCCGAGAAAGAGAAGGCTGAGACGCCTCCGAAGGAAGAATGGGAGGACTGGGACAAGAAGACCTTCCAAGAAAATCTCATCAAGGCAAGTACGGGCAAGAATAAAAGACTGAGTGATCAGGTAGCCAATGCTGCAGAGGCTCATCCCGAATGGGGCAAGTTCAAGGCTGATGTAAGCAAGATAGAACCCAAGACAACAAAAGAGCCTAAGGCCAAAACTGAAATCCCAAAAACAGAACAGTCTCCAGAAGAAATAGCCAAAAAGAATAACATTGAATATGTAGGTAAGCAGGAGGGGAATGAGCCGGATGGCAGTGATGCCCTTGATATGTATAATGTCAAAGTAGATGGCAAGGATGCTTCTTTTGCAGTCAAAGCAGGTAGTGATGAGAATGCGGTGATTGAAGCAAGAGATAAGATGGTGGATTCATTTAAGACAAAACCACAAGAAAAAGAAAAGCCGAAAGAAGAAGTATCAGGAGCAGCAGAAAAGCCAAGCGCAAGACTCTGGGACAAAGGAGACAAAGACACTCCTGAAAGCGTAAAGATACGGTTCGGTATAGCCGATCAGGAGTTTACATCAGAAGATATTGATAATATCCCCGATACACCCTTATGGAATCAAAATGGGCGTAATGTCATTGGCGTTGATGACAGTTACATGAAGACTCATTTCTATTCCAACTGGACGGAAGGAGGCAATAGCGCCGTCTATCCTGAATGGAATCCTCATGGAGATATTCATGTAGCAAATAACGTGGACGATGAATATAAGAAGTTTGTCGCCGCACATGAGATATGGGAGGAATATAAAGTCGAGAAGAAAGGACTTCTCTATTCATCCGCACAGGGATCGGCACATGAACAGTCCAATAAGATGGAGATACCTCTCAGGAGATTCTATGATGAACAGTTAAAGCCAAATGGAGGGGATGTATTAAGTATTGATGTCACCGATGAAGGATTCCATTTTACTTATAAGGAGACAGCCGATGGGCCGGAGAAAGAAGCCACGATGTTCCCTGATGGCACTATGAGAGACGGCAAGCATGGGAATAGCCTTGGAGAAGAAGAACCGCCTAAGACAGAAGAAAAACCTAAAACAGAGAAGGATGAAACAGAGATTCCAAAACCAACTGATACAGAAGGCAAGAAGCCAGAAGATAACATACCTGCAGGCACTCCTAAAGGAGAAGGAGGAGCTGAAACAGAAGGTGCTGAAAAACCTCCAAAAAAGCCCAAATACACAAAAGAACAACAAAAAAAAGTAGCAGTAATATATGAATATTATAACAATCAGATAAAGGGAAGGCAGGAGGAACTTGACAAGATTCCCGACCAGAAGAAAAAAGCCAAACTTGAGGCTGATAGCAGGAATCAGATATTCGGAGACCCTAATGCTAAACCAAGTGATCTTATTAAGCCGGGAGAACAGGGATTTAAGGTAACTCCTGAAACCATTGATGCGGTGGGGAAGAAGTTTGATGAGAGGGCGGCACAATTAACCAAGGAGATTGCTGATTTAACCAAGGAAAGAGATTCTAAGATAGGGGAAGTCAAAAAGCAACAGAACCTATTCCCAGAAGAAAAACCAGCAGAGAAGCCTATAGCAGATCAGGGAGTGGAGTTCAATGGCAAGTATTACACAGACATTGATGATGTCCAGCAGGACTTCATAGATAAGAAACTCACACCTGATGAGCATAAACAGTTACTTGAGAAAGTCAGGAATTGGGAAGATGACCTCAGAAGGAAAGCCGATACCAATGCAAGGAATGTAAGCAAGAAATTCAACTCCAATGCCGATGAGTCGGATAAGAATCTTAAAGACGAGGATGATAAGCTACAGATGCGGATATTGCCTCCTGATGTGATAAGCAAGGGCAATACAGTCTTATGGAAGCATCTCTTTGCTCCATTGAGGGATAAAGTAAGTGATGCCATTGCAAACAGGCTTCAGGCAGGACTCGAATCGCAGAATAATGCAATAAGGAATCTTGCTAAGTTCGCAGAGATGGCATACAGGGGACTTGCAAGGACGCAGAAAGACACCTTTGGTACGGATGAGTCGGGAAAGAAAGTACAGGTGGGGGAATTGGAGATGAGAGGTACATCGGGTATATTTGCCCGTAATGAGAGCCAGTGGCTTATGAATAACCTCAGGGATATAGTGGGAGGAAGTGAGGAATCATTGGAGAATGTCTTTGATGTCCTTGACCCCGAGTTATCCACAAAGCCAAAGAAATATGGCGATCTATCTAACTCCGAGAAGAACCTCTATTGGGCAGTGAGGGACTGGAACACATGGGTGCATGAGACGACCTTCGCCAATGGATTTATTGATGCGAAGACCTATATGAAGTTCAAAGACCCTAATACCGGAGAAGTCCAGTATCTCGGAAGGGAATATGACACCCACCTGCAGGAAGATGAAGATAGGCTTACGGCAGAGATGAGGGCATTGACACAGACTGGCGATAATGGTATCATCACAGGGATATACAAGGCTCGTCAGGAGGTCAATGAGGCTATGCAGGAACATGCAATAAAAGATCCTGCCTATCTTACGGCATTAAGGGTAAGACAGACTATTCAGAATGATGCTCGTATAAAATATATGAACTCCATAGTTGACAATCATCCTAATTTTGTCAGGACTCTGAAGCCGGGAGAAGATGTGCCGAAAGGATTTGATTTACTTGGCAACTTCCGAAAATGGGGTCCATTTAGAAATAAGGCAGTCCTTCATAGCATAGTGGAGGACTTCACAGGATTTCATTTTGCCAATACCGCAGCAAACACGTGGTACGATGCCTTTAAGGTATATAACAGGCAGAAGTTTAATCAGTTTTACAGGGCATGGAGGACAAGCCTTAATCCTTTTGTCCAGACAGGCAACTATACAGGATCGCATTTCTTTGGTGCCATCAATGGCTTTAATCCCTTGGAGATACTTGTAGAGAAAGAGAACTGGAAGAAAGAAGCAAAGAACAGGACGGCTCTGTATAAGGCAGTGGAGAAATCCGGAGTGTTATTGGAGTCGGGAGTGACAGGGGAGAAGATACCGGACTTTGCAAAGAAGACAAGTATGTATCAGACCCTCACGGGTGATCAGACCCTCATAGACAAGGCAAGGACGCTGTTTAACAGGGGACAGAAGCTCGCAGGGCAGAATTATATTGATGTGGAGAATAATGTCAAGGGAGCGGCTTATTTGATTTGCAGGAAGCAGGGATTGACACATGATCAGGCTGTGAGGAGGGTTTATGACTCGTTCCGTAACTATGCACACATAGGTAAGCTATGGGACGTGGCATCAAAGACTCCACTTATAGGCCCCACATTCGTCAAGTTCCAGGCAGACATGCAGAGGATAATGCTCAATGGCATAACAATGAACCCGCTTACCACGATAGGCAATCTCGCCCTTATAAGCGCCATAGGGGCTACATTCAGCTATATGTCAGGGGAGACACCGGAACAAAAGAAAGAGAGGGAGCACAGGAAAGGCACTCCGCAGATAAGCCTTCCATTTGGACTATCCATACCATTAAGTTTCAAGGTGGGTAAATCGGAGGTAAATGCCGCAAGATACCTGAGCCCTATGTATAACTATGTAGGCGAGGATAATAGTGCTACACTATCCGATTTAAGCAAATTCCTGCCCTTTCAGTTTCAAAAGAAAGATAAAAGTAAACTGTTTCCAACCGCAGTATTTGGTGATGCTACATGGGGATTTGTAGGATCAGCGGTTCTTGCAGACAGGGACTTCCGCAATCAGTCAATATCAAATCCAACATCAAATAAATGGCGAGACCCTAATCCAAGTACATGGAGTAGAATTATAAATGTCCTTCATTATGCGGCAAGGAGTCAGGTGCCTTTCTTCCGGTCAGGAGAGGATATTTACGATGCGATGACGGGGAAACTTGATTATTACGGCAGGAAGAGGACTATAATACAGTCACTCCTTAATAATGTCATCAAAGTACAGCAGTTTAATGATCCGGAGTTAAAGGCTCACATGGAGAGACAGCTTGAATATACCGTAGGCGAATATGCCGATCTTGCAAAAAGCATGGGTGATGCCGAGGGAGATTATAACAGGACAGTTCAAAGAGCAATAGAAAACGGTGCCACAGGTGATGCCCTGACACGAATAGAGAAGGCTGCAGACAGGGTAAGGGCAAGTGAGATAAATCACTCGCTTAAAGAGATGATACCCGTAAATCAAGAGATAGACAGCCTTACGATGATGTATAGCAAGTGGAATCCCGATGACCCTTTCATAAAAGAGAATGGTACAAAGATGAGAGAGGGCATGACAAGGAGGTTTAATGTGCTTAATGGTGTGGAGTTCCAAAAGAAATATCCGGAAGAATATATGCTATTAAAGAACAACCAAGTTCTCAAAGCCCCGAAAGTGCCCGATTATTACTTACAGAAGCCACTGACCGCAGAGGATAAGGAACGCTATGCCAACATCTATTGGACGAACTATCTCAATATGTTAAAGGGATTTGTCCCTGGAGGGCTCACAAAAGAGGCATTTGAGAAAGCCAAGAAACAGACATGGCAGAGAGGCATGACTCTTACCGATGAAGAACCCAAAGAAACAAATCTGCTCAAGGAAATGGCACGACAAGCCGAGGAACAGGCAACCAATATAGCAAGTGCTACGTTCCGTAATAAAAAAGCCGAATCAGAGAACCCTTAAAAATAAGGGGCTACTGCACTTTTTTACATATTTTTCAACAAAACAATAAAAAATATCCTAAAATATTTGTTTGATATTATTATATTATATAAATTTGTAGCATAATTTTATTTGTCATGGAAGAAGAATGCAAAGCACTTAATATAGAGGTAGTCTTTGTAAAGACAGACCCAGAGCTCATAAAGAAGCTGTTTGCTAGGCTCAAAGAGGAGACAAAGGATTGCAAATGCCCTTATATGGAAGAGTCACAGGTGAGGCTTCTGATGCGTTATAATGTGTGGACGATAGATCAGTTCTGCGATATTTCAGGGCTGAAGGTATCCACCATTAATAATATGGTGCGTCCTACATTCACGGCTAACAGATTCGGATTAAAGCTGGATTTCTGTTATCCGCATCCAAGTTCCGATGGAACTGGACCTAAATTCATCGTAAGAAACGATAAGTCAGAAAGATATGTGAAGCTATGAGTAAAATCAGAAGGATATTTTGTTTTTATTGTGAAAGGGGATTAATGTGGTTCAGAATATTCGGAAGGGGATTGATGATCAGGAATATCACAAAGTATGAACTTCCTTTAAGTGAAAGAAATGGATATTCAAAATCTATTCTTATTGGCAAATGGTTAATAATATATCTACCAAAAGTATATTAAGTGGCAACAACATTTAGCGAACTTGGAATAAAATTTACTCCTGTTTCTGGCAGAACCCGTTATTCGGTTATTTGCCCTCACTGCAATAATACCCGCCAACATCATAAAAATTCTCCATGTTTAACAGTTAATGATGAGCCGGGGAATAGGTGGTTTAAGTGTCACCATGTCCATTGCGGATGGAGTGGCAATCTTGAAGATATGGAGCAGTATGCAAAGGTTCAGGAGAAGTCCAAGATGCCAAAGCAGATCGCAGATACCTATTCCAAAGAAGTCAGGGAGTATTGGCAGTCGCGGGGAATAGACATTAAAATACCCTTAAAGCATAAGGTTTACGAATTTTCAAGGAGGTCGGCAGAAGGGTCAAAGCCAATCCTTGGATTCCCTACATACATAGGCTATACGCTTGTAGATGCCAAATTCCTTGATATAAGGTGGAAGGCAGGTCAGGACTCTCCTAAATGGTGGAACATAAAGAAAGAAGATGGATCAAGGACGCTACCATGGGGATTGGAAGACCTTAATTTCCCTCCTGATGAGAAGAAGATAATCATCTGGACAGAGGGTCATGTGGATAGATTGACATGGATTCAGGCAGGATATAAGAATGTACTGAGTGTTCCATCAGGGGCTCCCAATCCCGATGCGAAGAACTTTGACCATGAGTTTGATTATATCAATGATCCTTATACAAAGAGCAAGATTGCAGATGCGGATTTACATGTGTTTTCCACCGATAATGATGCGCCAGGTATCAAACTCAAAAATCATCTGGCGCTTATTATCGGCAAGGAGAGATGCAAGTACATACAATATCCCGTAGGTTATAAGGACATCAACGAGGTATGGGCGGGGGATAAAAAGAAAGGACTCAAGGCTCTTAATCAGGAAGGAGTGGATGACTGCTATCAGAACCTTTCGTCATTCCCCGTAGGAGGAATAATAAAGCCTTCCATGTGCAGGGAAGAGTTGGAGATGATAGTGAAGAACGGTTTCACACCGGGGCTTGGCATAGGCATTCCGGAAGTGGACAGACTGTTTACTCTTAAACCAAAGCATCTTACTGTAATTACGGGGCTACCAAGTGCCGGTAAGTCAACGTTTATACGTTGGTATATATGCGAACTTATAAGGCATAATGAGAAGCTGAACCTTAAATTTGCATTATTCACACCGGAGAACGTGCCTGAAGCAAGGGAGTTTGCCAAAATAGCGGAGGTATGGACAGGACAGTTCTACAGGGAGGGATGGAAGAACTCGATGAGCAAGGAGCTTCGGGATAAGACCATGAGATACATAGAGAAGCATTTCTTTATAATATCGCCTAACAGCAAGAACTTTGAGAGCTGGAACGGCAAGATAAAGAGCGATAAGGTGAATACCATGGAGTCTATCTTGGAATACCTCAAATACCTGAAGAAGACAGAGAATATCTTTGGTTATGTCATTGATGCGTGGAACAAGATCGAGCATGAACAGCCAAGGAACATGACGGAGAGCACCTTTATAAGCAGACAATTGGATTATCTTATTAATTTCAACGATGCTTACGATGTCCATGGAATAATCATTGCCCATCCGACAAAGATTGAGAAGGTGGGGATTAATTACAGGATGCCATGCCTTTATGACATCAAGGGGAGCTCGGCATGGAAGGAGAAGCCGGATACGGGGATAATACTTCACCGTTATATGAACAGGAAGAAGCCCAATGATGAGATACCTGATGATGCCGATGAGGATGATAAATACTATGTTGATTCAGATGTGCCTACGATACTCAGGA